AAAAGCCGAAAACACCCCGGAAAACGGGGGAGATGACGGCGAAGTCGCCATTGTCGAGCAAAAACCCGGCGGTTGGTATAAACTGTCCGACGGCCGAACCGTCAGAAAATCTGAGTTACCGGAGCATTTACAGCAATGAGACCGGGAGAGTATAGGAACAAAATCACCATACAACGGCAAACAGAGATTCGCGGCGAAGATGGCTCTGTTTCTTACGGATGGGAAACATTCGCGACGGTTTGGGCAAAAGTAATGATTCAATCCGGCAAGGAATACTGGGCATCGGCGAAGATCAACGCGGAATTGTCCGGCATTATCAAATGCCGGTACCTTCCCGGTGTTTTGCCGTCAATGCGGATTGTTTACGGGTCGCGAACGTTTGAGATTTTAGCCGTTATCGACATTGAGGAGCGACGCCGGGAATTGGAGATCCAGGTCAAGGAAGTGGTTGAATGAGATCAAACATTAAACTTGAAGGACTCCAAGACTTGCACAAAGCCTTTGAGAAATGCGCTGACCAAATGTTCGACGGGCTAGTGTCGGCCGCCGAAAAAGGCGCCTTCATTCAGCTTATGGAAATGCAAAGGAAAGTCCCTGTCGATAAAGGCGAACTCCGGAAAGGGCTTGGCTCAAAGTTAAACCCAAAAAAGTCGAACCGAGCCGTAACTGTAGACACCGGAGTTATTGAAAATCCGTCAGGAAAGGCGGATTTTTTTGTTAAAGCTGCTTCCGTGGAATATGGTCACGCAAGCCCGGGAAAGCGCGGAGGAACAAAAACAACTCCTGCCATTCCATATCAAAGGAACGCTTTGGACGAAACGAAACGCGCTGTAAATAAAGTAGTTCGGGAAGAACTTGCGAAGGTGGTGAACCGGCTTGGATCTGGAAATGGCAATATTTAAACACCTTTCTACCTACGCCGGACTAACCGCCTTGGTTGAAAATCGTATCTATCCGTTAATTCTGCCTGATGTCGTCACTTATCCAGCCGTAACGTTCCAAATGATTTCCGGTGTTGACGATCATTGTATAAGCGAAGATCCAGACAGCACGGAAGCGCGGATTCAGTTCACGGCATGGGGCAAAACCGCTGCTGATGTTCGGAACGTTCAAGCGCAAATCAAAGCGGCGTTCAAGGACTTTTCCGGCATCATGGGCGGTGCTGGCGGGGTCAATGTTGGTCACGTTTTGCAAGCCGGTAAATTCGACGGATATGACGACGAAACCAAAACTTTTTGGAGAACACAAGATTTTATGATTATGTATGAGGAGTGATTTTAAATGGCAACTGTCGGAAAAACCGCTTCACTGTGGGTTGGCAATCCTTTGAAGAAAGTTGCGGAAGTCAAGGATGTTTCCTTGTCCGTCAACGGCAAAACAATTGATATTACCAACTTTGACAGCGGAGAATGGGAAGAGTTTATTAATTCCACGAAGGGTTGGAGTCTGTCGGTAAATGCAAACTTCAAGGCAACCGACCCTTCGCAGGTGGCAATTATGAACAACATCTTAAACGCAAGCCAGGGCGTATACGCGATTGAATATCGCTTGACTTCCGCTGCCGCACCTAAATTCGCTGGCAATGTTGTTACGGAAAGTTATTCCGTTAGTGCACCTGTGGGCGATGTTATCAACCTGCAAGCGACTTTGAAGGGTAGTGGAGCACTGACCTTCACCGCCACTTAATGGAGGTGCTTTAGATGGCTACTGCTGGTAAAGTCGGCGCGGTACTGGTTCAAACATCAGACGCGCCGATTGCTTTTTTAGACAAACCGATGACGGCGAACGCCGACCGGACGCGATACACTATTACGGACGCGACAAAACGATATTGGAACCGCTACGCAGATTTTGTTGTCAAAGTTAACGGAACACCAATAACATCCGGATACTCTATCGAATATGCCGGTGGGGTCGTGGTGTTTGAGGAAGCCCTAGAAGCTGGGAAAGTTGTCACTGTTTCCGGCGAATACGTACAAGTTGAACAGCTTGCCGGGTTCTTTAACTGGAGCCTGTCGGTAAATAACAAAACGATTGATGCCACGGCGTATGAATCCGGGGAGTGGGAAGAGTTAGTACTTGCAACCAAAAACTTTACGGTTAATGCCGAAAAGTATTGGTACGTTGACAAAACCTTCCCAACACTCGTCGGTCAAGATGTTATAATCGTTTGTTATACCAACTTTGGAACTCCAAAAACACGTTTCGAGGGTTGGGCGACGCTGGGACAGGTTGATATTAACTCACCAGTTAACGAAATCATTAATGAACGTTTGAGTTTAACCGGAAAAGATGGAATCTATTACAGGGCAGGGTAACGCCTGCCCTTTATTTTGGAGGGGATAAGGATGGCAATTTTAAGCGTACCTATTGTACTGGATAAACCGCGAAATTTAAGGTTTGGAATGGAAGCAATGATCGCGATTGAAGATGAAACAGGAAGATGTTTTCCGGAGGTCTATCGCGACCTTTTGGTTGGAGCTAAGACCGGAAAATTCAGCATGAAAGATTTTAGAAACCTAATTTGGGCCGGTCTTAAACACGAAGATGAAAACTTGACTCCGAAACAAGTCAGCGAAATACTTGATAACTCGGATTTTGAAGATTTGCTTGGAAAGATTGCCCAGGCGGTGGAAGGGGCAATCGGTGAACAGGGAAACCCCAAAGCGGGAGCGACCAAAAAGGCGGAGGCAAAGTCTACTCCCGCGTAACTGATTTTGTTAAAGACGCCCTTCCTTTTGCGTTGGGCGTTTTAAATTTATCTCCGCAGGAATTTCTCAAACTTACTCTTGCAGAGTATAGGGCAAAAGTTAAAGGTTTTAGCGAATACGAACAGTCAAAAGCAATCGCCAACCGGTTTAACGCTTGGTGGATTGGGCGGTGCTTTTCCGGCGAAGGGTATCCGGAATGGGATAAGTTTAACGCTATGTTTTCTGGCGAGGACCAGAAGGAAACTTCGGACGAAGAAAATATCGAAGAAGCGAAAAAACGCGGCCTAAAAGGCCCATGGAGCGAGGAGGAATAAACACATGGCACAAGTCGGATCTCTGTGGGTGCGATTAGGTATAATTGACAAGGACTTCGAACAAGGACTGAAAAAAGCCGAACGAGATTTAAACCAATTCGGCAATAGATTATCGAACTTGGGCCAGCGGTTAACCACTGGCCTTTCCATTCCTCTTGCTTTAGTGAGCGGGGCGGCGATCAAACTCGGCATGGATGCGGTCGAAAGCGAAAGCCTTTTCAGTGTTTCCATGGGGAAAATGGCCGATTCTGCCCGGGAGTGGTCGGAGGAACTAAGAAAAAAACTTGGTCTTAACGCTTATGAACTTAGAAAAAACGTTGGTATGCTTTATACTATGTTTAACAGTATGAAAATGGGCGAACGGGCCAGTTATGACATGGCTAAGGGTTTGACCCAGTTAGCTCATGACATGGCCTCCTTTTATAACATAAATCCAGAAGAAGCATTTCAAAAACTCCAAGCCGGGATCACAGGTGAAGTCGAACCATTAAAGCGGCTTGGAATAGTCGTAAACGAAACAGCCATAAAACAATGGGCATTAACAAATGGCATGATTAAACAGGGCGAAACCATGACCGAACAGCAAAAAATTGTCGCGAGATACAACGTTATCATGGAAGCGACCAGCAAAGCCCAAGGCGACTTGGCGCGAACAATGGACAGTCCGACCAATAAACTCCGAACGCTGAGAGAAGAAATTGAAAACACTGCCACTGATTTAGGTGTTGCTCTCTTGCCTGCTGTTTCTGGGTTGCTTCAATCTTTAAAACCGATGGTAGAATTAGTGTCAAAATTAGTAGAGAAATTTTCAAAACTGCCGGAACCGATCAGAAACGTAGTTGCCGGTTTTGCCGGTCTACTTATTATGCTTGGTCCTATCATAATGCTTGTCGGAAAATTCCTGACGACTTTGGCAACTATTCCCGGAGCGATAACAGCAATAGGAAGCGGAATTCCTTTATTAACCGGATCACTAGGGATACTGGCAAAAGCTTTCGCCCCGTTCCTTATCGGCGGTGCAATTATAGCTGGCTTGGTTTCCATTGTCGGTCTTTTCGCTAAAATGCGGGAAGAAGGACGCTTAACCGCAATGGAGATAGGGAAAATCGATGACATTAAAGTAGCACAAAAAGCCCTGGATTTTTGGGAACGCAAGTACCAAATCCAAGTAGCTGAGAAAAAAGAGTACGAACGAAGATTGAAATTGAATGAAGAAGCTAAAAAACGCGGCTTGGCTGTTATTGAACCATTGCCATTTGACGAAGAAACATATAAATTTATTCAAGGCAAGAGAAACGAAGCAAAAAGAAAGCTCGACCAATTAACAAAACAAGAAGCGGAAAAAAGCACTAATGTAAACATTACTTTACCTAAAATTGACCTCTCCGGTTCGAGCGGAAAAGGGGAATTTGACTTAAACAAAACGTTGGAAGATTACAAGAAAGAGCGCGAAGATATAATTGCTATATCGAAAGCTTTGGGCGACACCGAAAACTTGAATGCAGATCTTGCCGCGAATCTACGAAGTGAAATTGCGCTTTTGATTTCTCAAGGTTATAAGCCAGAACAAAAAGTACTAGCTGACTTAATAACAGAGTATAACAAATACAATGAAGCAGCAGAAAAAGATAAAGAACAAAAATACGACATTGAAAAAACTAACAAACGACTTAATGAAAGTATGGCCGAACTGAATGCCAAAGAAAAACTTTTCGGCGAATCAACTGAAATCAACGCACAAAAAATGAGCCTGTTAGAATCGGCTATGGTTGAGATGGTTGCTAACGGCATCGATCCACAATCAGAAGCTGTCCAAGCATTGATGAAGGATTATGATGAGCTAAACCAAAAACTAATCGACGCCGAACTAGCCATGGAGGAACTTCCCGCCGAAGAAACGGCAGAAAGAATTCGCACTTGGCGTGATGCCCTCCAAGAAATATCAGACGACATGGGAACATACAATGACAAAATGGTTAGTTTGGCAGAAGATACAGCCTATTCCATTCAAAACGCTTTTGCAGACATCTCTTTTGCCGTTGTAAAAGGAAAGTTTGACGACATTGGCGATGCTTTCCAAAACCTTTTGGACAGTATTCTTCGTTCATTGACTAACCTTTTTGCTCAATCGCTCTTCCAAAAGTTCCTGGGAATGTTTTTCGGAATGGGAACGGGTTATGATTTACCGGCCGGGTTTTCTCCTTCTTCTCTCATTCCAGACACCGTACCGATAGCGCGGGCAATTGGTGGACCTGTTTCCGTGGGTTCGCCTTATATTGTCGGCGAACGCGGTCCGGAACTGTTCGTTCCTTCAACAAGCGGTAACATTATCCCAAATGGTAAAATAGGCGCGAACGTACAGGTCAATGTCATTAATCAATCAGGCGTCCAAATGACCGCCAAACAATACACGAAGGTCGATGCCGAAGGTTATATAGTTAACGTCATGTTGAACGCCGTAGCGACAAACAAAGGCGGCATGCGTGACGTTTTACAGGGGGCTTGATTATGGCTTATCCAGCATTTCCAAACATACAAAAACCATCTTATCAATACGATCTGGAGCCGGAAGATCCGGGCATAGTAACTCAATTTGAGGACGGTTCACAAGCGAGCGCGGCACGCTTTACACGGTCGCGCTCGTCTTATTCTTACCATTGGAATGCCATGCCAGATGCCGACAAACAAACGCTTTTTTCATTTTACCGTGAAACAGTCAGGGGATCTGCTAGAATATGCACTTTCAACGGCACAGATGGACGAATAATGTCACTCAAGGCCCGCCCGGTGTCTAATTCCCGGTGGGCGGTGGAAATGGTATTCAAGGAGGCATAAATCATGCCCAACACTCTTAATCTTATGCAAACCATCCACAAAAATCGGATCGAGCAATTCGGCGCATATATTCTCCTTTTGGAAATAAAAATTGACGCCAGCACCACTATTCGCCTCGCCCACAACAATGAAGATATAACTTGGAACGGCGAACTGTGGCAGGCTTTTCCGTTTCAAGTCTCCGAAATTACAAACGAGGACGCAAAAGGCGAATTACCCCAATTTAGCTTTAAGGTTGCCGCTATCACCGGGGACATTCCGCGATACATCGAAGCGGCGAACGGTGCGCCCGGAGCAGAAGCGATTTTGCGCCTTGTCCACTCAGAGGATTTGAGCAATACAACTCCAATACTCGAATATTTTTTATCTGTGAAAAATATTTCTGTCAATAAAATGTGGGTCGATATCAAGGTTGGCCCAGACATGGTTTTGA